ACCTTGCCGCCGAGCTTTTCCAAAGAGGAATCTCCCGTGCCGTCGAGCAGAAGGTTCCTACCCCCATCAGTGGCCTGCTTTTGCAGCAGTTTTCCAGCGTGGCTAGCTTCTTCGTGAGTGAATGCGGCGGGCTTCCCTTCTTTCAACTCAGGCAACCCTGCACGGATATCGTCAGTGTTGACATGGACAGTGTTCTCCACCCCGATCTTCTCCATTGCAACTAGAGTGCTTTTACCCGTCCCCGGCCCTCCACCAAGAATGACCGCAGTGGGGTTGTCAACGCGGGAAGTGCCCTTCATGTATTGCGCATTGATTTCTTCATGCAGCGCCGCTCGCTCTTTCGTGAAGTTCCCCTTCCCATCAGAGAATTGCTCAAGGGTATCTTTGCCCCCTGGATTGATCTTCTTGAAAGCAGAAGCGGGCTTGTCACGAAGAGAAGAACCTCTACCGGTCGCCCCAGCAGAAGCACCACCATCACCACCACCTCCTCCACCAGACGTGAACTGCCCACCATCACTTTCACCTGCAGGGGCACGAGGATGGGCTTCTTCGTTCCAATCTTTGAGACGGACAACAGGACGCCTTGAGGCCTTTTCATCACCCACAGTGGGGGTTGGAGAATGCCCACGCATCAACGCCTGCTCCAGTAAGGCAAGCTCTGCGGGATTTATTGGTTGACCGGGAGTGGAGATAACCTCCTCGGCACTCACCTTCGCCTGTACGGAAACAACGGGGCGCTTTCGCAACGACAACGTACCAAGAAGACGAACGACAGGAAGCACCATCTCAGTCACTCCTTGTACCCTTGCCTTCGGAATAAAGAAAGGCCCTAGCCTGCTTGTCGGTCTTGCCCTGGACTCCGTACACCTTCTGCTTCACGAAGAGTGCCAAAATTTTCTCGTTGTTGTACTTGACTCCAAAGTACCTGTTCTTCTCTGTGAACTTCCATGTCGGGTCGACAACCTTGCCCTCCTTGTCGACTGCCCAAGCATGAGCAAAGACCAGACCCGGCAACCCGTTCACTTCCCCGTAGCCTTCCACGTAAGACAACTCGGGGTGACCCACAATGAGCAAGGTTGCATTCTGATAGCACTCTCCCTGCTTCCCCGGTGATATGTTCGTGGGCAGCGGCGCGGGAGTGAACTCCTGCCCGTGCTTCGCGAGGTACTCTGACATCAAAGGTGTGAGCCCAGAATCGGATATGCCAAACACCAGCGTCGGATTCTTGAAAAGCTCGGGGGTAGGGGGCTTTGCTTGTGGCGAGGAAGAGCCTCCACCAGTACCACCGCCTTCCTCTGACCACCTCCCACTCTCGTCACGAGGCTGATCGTCGCTGTACTTGAACAGCAACTCACCGCTGGCCTTGGGGTGTGCGCCGACATCGCCCCAAGACTTGAAGACTGCGGGATCAATGTACGCCTTCAACGCCACGGTGGGGGTGTTGTTCAACCTCTCTGCCACCACCTTCGCGACCAACAAGCGTTGCTTGGCATGGTCCCTCTTGTTGCTAGGAATGGGTTGCCTAGCTACTTCTTTCAACGCAATTGCAGTGCCCGTCCAAGTCCGAAAGTCCTTGGGAGAAAAACCGCTGCCCGCTGCTCGCTGCATGCTCACTCGCACCCCCACATCGTTGGTGGAAAAGATGCGCTGCCCAGGTTGCATCTTCTTGGCACTTAGGTACCGATGCAGATCGGGGTCCGTCGTCGAGGCTTTGTTCAGCACCCCGCTCTTACCCGGGAAAGCCAACTCGATTCTTCCCCCCGACCTCAGCACCACATGCTTACCAAGAAGTGTGGTTGCCCCGAAGGCTTTCACATCACCACCCGTCTCCCGATCACTTCCCACGCGAATGCCTGTTTGTGCGATCAACGACAGCGCCGCCGCCGCATCCCTTCGCGACGATGGCAACTTCGCGTTCTTCATCTCTGCCCGCAAGCTTTCCCGTGCCACGGGAAGCACTTTGTTGAAATCACCCAATCGTGAGAACTTCTCAGCCGCAGCCTGTTCGCTGTGCTCCTTGGAGTACATGTATTGAGTGCGTCCCTTCACATCCTGCCCCTTTGCTTGTAAGGGGGCATCGGGATCAGGGTTCAACGCGACGTTGGTATAGGCAGGCTTCACCCCCGCGAGCTTCAATCGCGCTGCGGTCTCCGCAGACACTGGCTTTCCGTCACCACGCGTCCAAGTCTTGCTGGGCTTGTCGTAGTGCAGTCCAGAGAGTTCGGCGCGAGCAAGGTGACTGCTAGATGAAGAATCAGCACCCCCACCCCCCACACTTCCGCCACCAGACGTGAACTCCCCACCATCAGGGCTCCCTGCCGGGACACGGGGATGGTCGTCTTCGTACCAGTCCTTAAGAAGAGGACCTATCCTTTCGGTAGCTTGACCACCTTCGAATGCTTTGCCGTGGGCGGTGAGTTCGTTTTCGATTTCTTTGGTGGCCGTGCTCCTAAGACTATCTGCGCGCCCAAGCGCAGAGGGTTGCCCGCTGGAAAGGGAGTGCCAGGAGGAAAGATTTTCACCATAGTCAGCCTTCTGTGGAAAAGCTACGAAAGCGGTTCGCACATCAACAGAGAACTTCCCACCAAGCTTCGTGTCAATGCGCTTGGCAAAATCTTCGTTTGACAGGGACGAAAAGTTCAAGATGTTCATTTGACCATTGGCTGTCGAGTGCCCGCCGACTAACTTCTGCCCCTCGTGCTCCAAGGTCCAGAGCTTGTCGTATGCCTTTGCAACGTCACCAATCAAATACTCCTTGGGCAAGTGCACCGTAACCACGCCCACAGGGTCCGCTTTCTCGAAGTGCCTGTCGCTCACAACCATCATCGAGTCTTGGTTCAGCGCGTACCCGAGCAAGCTGGCAGCGGGCACAAGTCGATCTGACGCCGAGCCAGGAACGTCGATGGCAAATGACGGATTGGTTGCTCCAGCATAGCCACCAAATTGTGAGTGCTGATTCCCAAGAGCACCGACTGTTTTCAGTACCTCAGGAGTGATCTTGGCAGCAACCCGATCACTGACTTCTATCTTCTCTATGTCCGTCAGGCTGTTCCAGCGCGTCGTCAACTCTTTGTTGCTGGGGTCGGGTGCGACTTCGTAGTAAATCGACGCGGTACCGCCATCGGACCCTCCCCCACCGCCGTCAGTCCAGCGCCCACCTTCATCTCGGGGCTGGTCATCACTGTACTTGATTCGAACGACGGGAAGTCCCATACAACTTGCCTCCCCATCAAACAAAAAAGGCTTGGTAGGACTTGGGCTTCTCGGGCGTCGCGCTCGACACCCCCATCGCCATCGTCAGTGCTACCATTCCATCAATCCTACCCACTGCCTTGAACTTGCTAAGTTTGCGGTTGCCCGCTGCGTCAGTCTCAACCCGAGCGTTATTCGCGCACATCGTCAGCACCGGGTGCCCGGAGTGCGCAACCTGCTCGTTCAACAGCGCACTCTCCAGAGTCTCCAACGCGGGGGACATGGATTGAAAGCCCTGACCAAAAGAAACGAGTGGTACGTCAGCGTGCCCGATCTCCTCCAACTCTTTCTTCAACAGATCAATGCGCCAGCGGTCAAAGGCGAGTGCCTTCACCTTCATCCCATCCAAAATTTCAACCACATCCTTCGCCACGTACTCGTAATCGATACTCGCACCAGGGACGACCTTGAGAAATCCCTGCTTCACCCATACCTCCAGCGGGGTCTTGCTCTGGCGGGCGCGCTCTTTCAGTCCCTTCTCCGGAGTCCAGAAGTAGCTCTTCACATGCCACTTCCCAGCCTTGAACACCACAAGCACCAGCGCCGTCAAGTCCACCTTGCCCGACAGGTCGAGCCCTCCGTAGACCTCCCCCTCGTAGAACGCTGAAGCATCCGCCTCCATGCTATTCAGTACCCAAATGCCCTTGCTGCTGAAGGGGGAGAAGAGTTCCACCCGTTGGTTGAGCCCAAGGTTGCGGAACGTCGGCTCGAAGCTGGGCATTCGCATCGCACGCTCCGCCTGCTCCTCGAACTCGGGCAAGCTGCGGAACTTGCCCAGCGCGGGGTTCGCGGCTACCCAAGCGTCACGGTCATCTAACTCGCAACTCTCATCCGCAGCGTAGACGTGGCAAACAATGCGCGGATCCTTGCTCTCCTTCGCGTCATCAAGCCAGATATTGAACAAGTCGGTTGCGTTGGGCGCTTGGGTACTGATGGCGAGGAGCAACGGGTCGGCGTGTGCCCCTTGCGAGGTGACAATGGCGTCGACAAAGCTGTCCTTGTCCCCGCGCACCTGCCCCACCTCATCCAAGATCGCAAGTGAGGGGGAGAGACCATACGCTGTCTTGCCCTCTGCGCTGATAGCGTGGTAAACCACTCCGCGCGTCAGCCCTATGATTTTCTTCCCGCTGGGAACGATGCGGGTAAGGCGCTCGAGGTCTGCATCGAGGTGGATCATCTTGCTCGCAAGCTCAAACACCAACGCTGCTTGGTCCCGGCTCTGCGCACCACTGATGATCTGGGTGTTGCGCAACGCCTCCGGCCCCGCTACGTGAGCAAGGACTAGGCAAGCAATCAAGCAGGTCTTCCCGCCTTTGCGTCCCATCGACAGGTAGCCCCGGCGCGTGCCCTTGGGGTTGTCATAGATGGCGAGGATGAACTTGCGCTGGAACGGCTCAAGATGCAGGGGCTTGCCTACGTGTTCCCCATCGGGCACCTTGCAGTAGGTTTCAATGAACTTGCAAACCCTCTCGCCCCGGGTATCGGGCGCCTTCTTCTTGATGGTAGGTTTCACAGAGAGGCATGCACCAAGTCACCGAGGACCTTGACATGGACAACAGGCAGCTTCATGCTCACAGCGCCAAGAGCGAAGCGTCTTCCGCTCTCCCCTTGATCTTCTTGATTGCCTGTTCCGCTTCCCGCTCTGCTGCGCGACGTGGTACAGCGAGCGCGGGGTCACCCACCACAGTTCCCACCATGACCAACGCCCGCATCAACCCTAGTTGCTGCGCGATGAGAGTACCCACCTGGGAACTGGCAGCGCGAACAGACGGGAAACCAGCCTTCTCTAACTCCGACCTGTTCCCCCTTTCAACTAGCGCTCTCCCAGTCTTGATGTCACCCTGAATCTGCGCTAACTGCCAGGCCAATACCAACTCAACCTGCCCCCACTCATCATGAGCACGGGCACGAAGGATGGCATCCCAAAAGGGCACGTCCTGCACCCGCAACGTGAGGTGGGCGGGTAGGGTGGGTGGCTGCACTAGGGCATTGGCATTGGCGGCCAGGGCTCCTGCTACCGAGTCTGTGCGCGCAGTGCGCTTGGTGGTGCTTCTGGGCTTGGCCATGGTCCGGTCTCTCCTGCGTGGTAGGTGGTGACTACCCAACTTAGCAAAGGCTTAGCTG